ATTACGCAAAACCTCCTGTATGCTACGAGCTACAGTAATAATAGTAGACTTACCAGCCTCTCTAAACCACAAATCCATCGAATAGATTAAATTACTCTCAATATCTACCTACTCATAATATTAATATAGTCACAATATTAATCTCCTCTTAATATTATAATAGTCTCAATACTAATCTTATAAGTTTCTATGTTTAGACAATACCCTATAAGTAACCTTATCGGGTATAACCTATCTGAGCGACACAGATTCATATTGATAGTAATCTCTACATAATAGTAATCTCCTCTCAATATGATAATACTCTCAATACTAATTCCATATTGATACTAAGATAATATTGATACTAGTTCCCTATCAATAGTAGAAAGATAAAAATATAATAATAGTAATAATATAAGACTAATATTGATATAAAGTATTGCGGTAATGGGGGGAGGGGTATCAGGTCAGGGGTTCTTCCCAACTCATAGCCATCTATCATAAAGAGCATTCGTAGGTGCGGTATATAAATTTCCTTGACTTTCTCTAGCTATGGTGTATACTTGGCATGTCTTTTTAGCGTTGGGGTTTTTTAATCTCCTACCCAACGCTTCTTTTTATTATTCTATCTATGAAATCTAAACATTATACGGACATTGAGCAGATCAAGATAAACGATATGCCATTTGTACCAATCCCCGGCGTACGTTATCGGTTAAATCCAGCTATGGGTATTGATATTGTTAGGCAAGGTAAGATTCCTGAACGGGATGTCTGGAGACAGTACATACTGAAAGACCTATGGTTCTTTGTTTACTTTGTTATGAAGTGGCATAAGGCGCATCATCCTTTTATTGTTAATGCTTGTAACGAGATTGAGGAAGGACAGCAGACTCAGACGGTGGATTTGTGGTTTAGAGAGGCTGGTAAGTCTACTATTATTACTGTAGCTCGTAGCATACAGGAGGTTTTGCGTAATCCTAGTGAAAGGATTTGTATTTTTTCGTATGCTAAACATCCAGCAATAGCATTCTTGCGGAGTATTAAGCATATTTTAGAGTCTAGTGAGTTTTTACAGGCGTGTTTTCCTGATATTTTATATAAAAATCCATCAAGAGATTCTTTTAAGTGGTCTGAAATTGAAGGATTAACGGTTCAGAGGCCGGGTTTTTATAAGGAGGCTTCGTTTGAAGCTCATGGGTTATTGGAAGGGATGCCAACAGGGAAGCATTTTTCGCTTTTAGTGTATGATGATATCGTTACGGCAGACCTGGTAAATACACCTGAGATTATGGAGAGGTTAAAAGAAAAGTTTGATGTGTCTTTGAATATTGGTACGTTTGATGGACGGCATCGAGTTATTGGTACGCCGTACCATCATGAAGATACGTTGGCTTATATCCAGAATAAGAGGGGACAAAATGGGGAATCTCTGTATTGTGTTAGGATGAAGCCAGCTACAGTTGATGGGACTATTAATGGGGAGTCTGTTTATCTACCTGAAGAGAGATTGTCGTTACTTAAGACGAATAGGAAGCAGTTTTATTGTCAACAGTTGCTAGATCCTACTCCACAGGGAGAGGAAACTTTGACTTTTAAGTATGTTAAGCTGATTAATCAATGCGAATTACCTGATAATTTGTACAAGTTTATGGTAATTGACCCGTCTGGTTCGGCTGGTAAGCAGACGCAAGGTAGGAGCAGTGACGATTGGGCGTGTTTGGTTGTTGGGGTGAAACCTGAGATTAATGATTTGGGAGCTTCGGACGTTTTTGTTATAGATGGTTTTATAGAGATGCTTAATATTGATGATGCATTGAAGCGGATTGTTAATATGTATCTTAAGCATGGACGGATTTTAAAGGTTGGTGTTGAAAAGATTGGAGCAATGACGTTTGAAATCCATGTAGCTAATGCATTGAGAGCTAAGGGGAAAATTGTTAGTCAAGAGAATGGGACATTGCATATTTTATCGCCTAGTGGTAGAAAAAAAACAATGAGGATTGAGCAAAATCTAATATGGCCTCTTAATAATGGGAAGCTTCACATAAGCAGCAGCTTACCTAATGCTTACGTTGAAAGAATTAAGTTAGAGATGGATAAATTCCCAGTGTGGAAGGATGACGGACTGGATGCTTTGGCTTATGCTTATGATATGATTAAGGAGTATAGGTTTGCAATGGATAAGCTACCTGATAACGCGGAGGATTCGTATGAGTTTTTGCGAAAAATCAAGAAAGAAAGCAGCAAGTATCATTGGATGACGGTTTGATTATGGGGAGAGAGATGAAAAAGAAATCTAAAAAAGTAGAAAAAAATACAATGCAGTTTCGTATTGCTATGACTAAAGCAATGAGAGAACTGAATGAAAAAAATAAGCTAAGGATGCTGACTTTAGAGTCCTTATTTAGAAAAATACAACCACACTAACAACATGCCACAATTCCTGAAAACTAACAATATAGGACATGCTCATATTGTTTATATCGTTGATGAGACACAACCTGCACGGGTATCTTTTGATGATGGACATACGCATGATGTGATGTTTGACCCAAATATAGGGCAGTTTGTTGTAGGGTTTGCTCCCAATGGGCATTCTCATATCTTAGAAGATGTTCCAATGTCAGATGTCTTTACTGAAACTGGCAAGGATAATGATATAGTTCAGGAAGTTTGGGATACTTTCCGTGGATGGGCGGAGCAAGAGCAAGAAAGCCGTGAACAGGCTAGGATAGCCGAAAACTTTTATTGGGGGGAACAGTGGGAGGATACATTAAGGTCTTCCCTAGAAAGGCAGGGGCGGGCTTGTCTTACTATTAATACCCTAGAGAGACAAGTTGATGGGATTTGTGGAGAGCAGAGACAAGAAAGAACGGATTTGAAGTTCTATCCACAAGAAAGCGGAGACCAAAAGGTTGCGGATATATTAAATCATGTTGTTAAATATGTTTTAGAAAACTGTTTTTTCCATAGAGAAGAATCAAAAGCATTCGAAGATCAGGTTATAGTTGGGCGTGGGAATTTAAACATCTGGATAGATGACTCAAATGATATTCAAGGGGAGATTAAAGTTGAGAAATATAATTGGGACGAAGTTGTTTATGCACCACACGAAAAAGAAGATTTAGAAGATTGTGAAGGGCTTATTAAGCATAAACTGTTTTCGCGGGCAAAGCTGAAAGCTTTGTATCCAGAGTTTGCGGAACAGATTTCGACTCTATTTACTTCATCTTTGTCTAGTCCAATGGATACTACGAGCTTAGTTCCTGATTATGATACAGGGTATTATAAGTACGTAGGGGGATTTCCACAATATATCGGGGAATATACAAGCTTAGATAACGTAAGAAAAGATTTACGAGTAGTTGAATGTTGGAGAAAGATTTATAATAAGACTTATACTATTATTGACACAGCAAATAACCAACTTATCCCAACGCAGATGTGGAAAGATGGGACACTCCAAGGATGGAGCTTTACGGATGTTAATAAAGTTACCACTATGGAAGGGCTAATAGTAAAGGAACATATCCAAACTAAGATTAGAATTACTAAGATTTGTGGTAATATTTTATTGTCTGATAAGTATCCAGCCCAATTGCCGTCAGATGATTTGTTTATGATTCCTATTTATGCCAAAAAAAGAGGTAGTAAGTGGAAGGGTAAAGTTATATCAGGGATAGATTCCCAAAGAGAAATCAATCATCGGCATTCTCAAGCTGTGGATATTGGGAATAGAACAGCAGGGTACGGATGGTTCTATGATGATACTACTTTTGCATCCGAAAGAGATAGAAAGAATTTTGAAGATTATTCGTCGACGCCAGGGTTTAAGCTTAAGATTTCAGACCAAAACAGACCACCACTTAAGATAGAAGGTGGAAAATTCCCTAGCGAGATAGTTCAACTGATGCAGATGGCAGATAGCGCATTAACTGCTACCTTATCATTAGAAGTTGGGCAAGGGGGAGCAAATGAATCGGCAGCGCATCTTATGGAACGTAAGAAAGCTAGGATGCTTCCTAATGAATTTTTGTTTGACAATTTGTCATTTGCAAAAAAGAAATTAGGGAAGTTGCTAATAAAGACGATTCAGTACTTCTATACACCAGAAAGGATACTAAGAATATTGCAGAGCAACGCAGCTACTCCAGATATGCAAGTAGGAGGACAACCGTTAGCTAATTATTCTTATCAAGAACTATTGACAATATTACAAACTTCTGATTTAACTAAGTATGACATAGAAGTAGCAGAGTCAGGCTATTCGCCTACGGCTCGCATGGCTACTTTTATGTTACTATCAGACATGGCGAAGTCTGGTGCTCCAGTGCCTCCAGAGCTTATGATTGAGTTTATGGACATCCCGTCTGAGTTGAAAACGAAGATCCAAGATTCCATGATGCAACAATCCCAAGCGGCGCAAGGACAACAGCAAGCTAATTCTGATATGGAAATAAATAAAACCTTAATAGCACAAGGTATTATTCCACCTAAGATACAAGAACAGTTGCAGGCACAACAGCCACAAATGCCTCAATCTCAAGAACCAATGCCTGAACAAGGCGCAAATAATTTATCATAATGGAACAAGAAAATACTCCTACTCAAGAACCAGAGCAAGTCACTTTGAATGATGCTAGCGATACAGACATTGAAGCGTTTTTATCCAACATTAAAGGGCAGATTCAAAGCGAAGAAATACAAGAAACTCAACCTGTTCAACAAACCCAACAACCAGTTAAACAAGATACGGGGGATAACGAACAGAAGATAAGAGAATTAGAATTACAAAAGCAAAAGTTGCTAGATACGAGAGAGAAACAAAGCAAAGCGTATCAAGCACGTTCGCATGAATTAGGTCAATTACGTAAAGAAAGGTTAGAGTTACGGCAGCAAGTTGAAGAATTAACTCATAGGTTAAAATCAGCAAACACACAGGAATCTTTTTTAGAGAATCCTGAAGTAGCAGTAGAAAGAAAGTTTCAAATAAAAGAGAATGAAAATCTCTTAAGACAACTTGATAATGACATCAATCAAATTGATAATGCGGCTCAAGACCATTCTCATAGAGCACGCACTACTCAAATAATTGAAGCTCATGTTAAGCCTGAAGAGTTTGATAAGGATGCTATAGTTAATACTCTAAGAAGAGATGGAGTATCAGACCAAGCAATCCAAGAATTTTTACAAGATCCATTACAAACGGATGGGTTGGCATTGCTACATTTAGTTAAACGCTCTTATGCTGAAAAAGTTTTAGTCGATGTTGTTAATTATACTAGACAACTAGAAGAACAACTTAGACAAAGGCAATCTCCAAACGGGTATGCTAAGATGCAATCTCCAATGAGAAATACCATGAACGCATCTAGTGGGGGAACTACTCAGAGTAGAAACTTTACACCAAGTAGTGTGGACTTAACAAAGATGTCGAACACAGATTTAGATGAGATTTTAAAACAGGCAAGGAAACAAAATGGCAATAACCACAGTCGCAACAGGTGATTCCTTAATTCAGAATGTAGTATCGGAGAAATTACTACGTGAAGCAATTAAAGAATCTTATTTTTCTAAGTTTACCGATGAGACAGGAAATACTTTAGTCCATCGGAAACGTGACTTAACCAAAGGTAAGGGCGATAAGATTACCGTTGGTATCCGCATGAAAGCTAAAGGTGCGGGAGTTGGTGAAGGTGAAAGGCTTAAAGGTAAAGAAGAAAGCTTAGTAACTTATTCATGCACTGTCACATTAGCTCAACGAAGGCATGCAGTTTCAGGTGGAACTACAATGGATGAGCAAAGGGCAGCATGGGATATCCCAATGGAAGCAGAAGCAGCATTGAAAGATTGGGCGTCTGAATACATTGACCAATTGCATTTTACTGCATTGCTAAAAGACCCAACAAAGATCCTTTACCTAGATGGCTCGGCTGGGGCATTCTCTGGGACTAGCTCAGCAAGCACTGCAAAAACTGCAATGCACGCAACCAATAGCGATATAACACCAGCTTTTATATCCGCATGTAAGAATTGGGCAAAAACTGGTGGGAATAGAGCAGTAAACCCATTACGTCCGATAAAAGTAGAAGGCGGCGAATATTACGTGATGTTGGTATCTCCAAACGTTGGATATGATTTGCGACAAAATAATGAATTTTATACAGCTCTAAAAGATGCTGAAATTCGTGGGAAAGATAACCCATTATTCCAAGGAGCAACCGCGATATGGGATGGCGTTGTAATTCATACTCATGAAAACCTAGCTGATTATGACAATGGGGGCGGAGCTAGTGTCCATTATAACGTTGGGGCATTTATGGGAGCACAGGCTCTTATATATGCGAATGGAGAACCCGGTAAGTTTGTTAAAGAATCTGATGACTACGATAACGAATATTATATCGCATGGGGACACATAGGCGCAGTAATTAAACCAACCTTTAATACTAAAGATTATGGTTCGTTTGGCGTATATCTCGCATGTTCTAATGTTACAGGTAAGTAAGGAATATCAAATATGGCAAGTACTTTATATGCGGCGGCTGTGGGAACTACTATAGTCCCAAAAACAGCGTCTGATACTATTGTAGTTCAAGGTAGCTATGAATTATCAGCAGCATTAGTAATAAATGACGTTATTCAAATGGTAAAAATTCCTAAGAATGCCGTTGTTGATGAAGTTATACTAGGGACAGATGACCTAGATACGGGCGGTTCGCCAGCGATTGTCTTGGAAGTTGGAGACTCTGGAGACACTGATAGATATATAGCGGCATCCACAGTCGCACAGGCTGGTGGAGTTGTTAGATTAGGAACTGTTGATGGGATGGGATATACGTATACAGCAGAAACCACCATCGATATTAAAGTTCCAACAGCGCCAGCCACGGGAACAACGACTGGGACTCTTAAGTTAACCGTTATATATCATATGCGTTAACTATGGTAGCAACTGATTATGACTTCTCACAAACAAGGACTCAAATCCTAGAACGGGCAATGCGTCAAGTTGGAGCATTGGCATTAGGAGAAGTCATGTCGGCTGAACAAGAGCAGCAAGGAGCAACAATCCTTAATACCATAGTAAAGTCATGGCAATCTCGGCGGACTTTCCTATGGACTCTATCTAGTTTTACTCAAGCTTTCACGATTTCAGTCGCTACATATACCCTTCCTACTAATCCACCTTTCGTTTCTGTTGATGCGGGCTTTATCAGAGATTCTGATAACTACGACACCATCATCGAAAGATATTCTTTAGCCGACTTTAAGCGTATTCCAGACAAAACAGAGACTGGAGAGCCTAGATGCTTTTCAAGTGATGGAACTAATTTATTATTATGGCCGGTTCCAGATGCTACTACTTATTCTTTTTATGGGGTTGGAGTAACTAGACTCAAAGATTGGGATACCGCGGGGGCAACTGGAGATTTTCCTTCTCAATGGATAAATCCTTTAGTTTACGCAGTCGCGTCAGACCTAGCTACAGAGTACGGATTACCTATAGGGGAACGACAGCAACTTAAAATCGAAGCAGAAAGTTACTTTAAGATGGTTAGAAGTGGATGCGATGGGACGGGTGAATGTTGTTTTATAAAAGGGGCATTTTAGGTGACACATATAAGCGATTGTATTGATGTTCTTTGGAGCGGAATGCGAGATTCATACGGGAATGCTCTATCAGGTGGCAAGATTTACACCTACTATGCAGGGACATCTACTCCTTTAAGCCTATTTTCTAACTATGAAATGACTACCTACCATACAAACCCGGTCATTTTAGATAGTGCAGGGAAGGTTCAAGCATGGGGACACGGGATATATAAGTTTATTATTACCGATGCTAACGATGTATTAGTTGATACTATAGACAACATGGTTTTTGATGTTCCAGAAGTTGCTAGTGTTTGGGGAGGCGTAGCTACCGGGTCGTCAAATGCATATGTCTTAACTCCAATACCAGCTATTATTGAATATACGAACGGTGTTGCATATTCGTTTGTCGCTAATCATACTTGTAGTGGAGCGTCTACTTGTAATATTTCGTCTCTAGGTGCTAAAGCCATAAAGAACGGAGCAGGTTCTGCATTATCGAGCGGAGATATAACGGCAGGTAACTTTGTCACTCTTATTTACGATAGCGTAGTCGATTATTTTGTCCTAAACGTATCTCAAGGATTCTCTAGCATTACAGTATCGGGAAGCGCTACTGTAGGGTCGTTAGTGGCGACTACTGGGAATTTGTATGCTGATAACCTAATCACAGGAAGCCAGATTTCCCTAGGGACATCAACTGATTACTGGGTATTAGCAAGCAATGGTAACTTTTATCCACTTGATAATAATGGATATGATATTGGGCTTTCGGGAAATAAAGTAAGACAGCTCTTTGTAACGGACATAACGCTATCAGGGGCAATAAATGTTGGGAGTGCTTATAGCGTGACTGGTGCTTATACATCGACAAGGGCAGTTACCGCAGTTGATGCTATAGTGGGGCATGCATCGAGTCCTAATTTGTCGCAACTAACTACGTGTGTAGACTCTATAGATACTAGAGTTTTGCATTTATGTAGGGTATTACAAACATTAGTATCTGATATCATGGTTTAATATGGCAAATAATAAAATTGAGATTAATATACCAGATAATAAGATGGCAGAAATAATTGCAGACCTGTCTTACGAGTTCCCTAAACCTGAGGGGATGCCAGATGCTGTCTATGTTAAGCAGGTAATAAAAAGTCTCATTAAAGATGCAAGACTTAGAGCTAAGAGAACAGTAGCAAAAAATGCTATTAGCATCCAAGATGATATGTCATGACTACTAATAAAATAAGTAAAGAAAGCTTATTAACAATAGTTGAGATTCTTTCTACAATTCAAATAGGTTCTGTTTTTGCTCCAGAATTTGATACGAGACTACAAAAACTACAAAAATTAAAGTCAGAAGTATTGAAAGCATTAGAAGAGTATGAGCAAAACCGTAACAATTCCGTTGGGTAATGGCGTTTATAAGAACGTTGATGCATTAGAATTAACTGATTTTGATGCAGAGCTACGGAATTGCTATGTGGACGAAATGGGGTTCACTCGAAAACGTCCGGGACTTCTCCTATTCAAAGATTTAACATCCACTCTAGGCACGTCTAGTTATCCAGTAACGGGGATTTATTGGTGGGTAAATAAAAACTACGCTATAGTTGTTGGATATAATAAAGTCTTAAAATTAACATACTCTCTAGGGTATGCAACAATAACCGACATTACAACTGCTACAATCAATATGAATGGATGTCCTATATTTACGACAGATGGGACATATGTTTTTGTAGCGAATGGCGGGAAAATTGTTTATACTGATGGGACGACTGCTACGGCGTATATTTCGGATGCGGATTGTCCTACGGCTGTCACTCATGTGGATTGGTTAGATGGGTATTTATTAGCAGCAGGTGACGGAACAAATAAATTTTATTGGTCAGATGTTAATAGTTCCTTAAGTTGGAACGCTCTAAACTACGCATCCGCAGCAGGAAATCCAGATCCTATCATTGCATTAAAAGTTTTCGAGCGACAAATCTATCTCTTTGGAGAACAAACCTTAGAGATCTGGGAGAATGACGGAGTAACTCCATTTATCAGATCGGCAGCGGGATTCTATAATGTGGGATGTGGCGCGAAATACTCAGTCATTACCACAGACCAAGCGATGTATTGGGTATCTGATTCTAATCGAATTATGAAATTACAAAATGGCAATATCAGCATGGCATCTACTCCATACGATAAAATGCTAACATCCTTTACTTCTATTTCAGACTGTATTGCTACCAAAATAACTATTGAAGGGAAAATTTTCTTAGTTTTTACATTTGTTACGGAAGATAAAACATTAGTATTTTCAGAGTCTGATAACAAATGGCACGAATGGACATTTTTCGATGGAACATCAAGCAAGGAATACCGATGGCTTGGACAATGTAGCTGTTGGGCTTCTAAGTGGGGATTCCATTTAGTGGGAGATAGAAATACTGGATTAATATTTAAGTTTTCGCCGACTCATTATAATGACAATGGTGGTTCAATTCGGATGACTAAAGCTACAGGATTCTTGAATTATGGAACTGAAAAATTAAAACGATCAGAAGATATAAGATTGCGAGTGAAACGGGGTTTTGTTGATATTGGGAGAGACCCTAGACTTATGTTGCGGTGGAATGATAACGGCGACAAATGGAGTAAAGAGCATTATTTTTCACTTGGGGAGTTGGGAGATTACTTTAATCAAATATCTATAAAAAGAAGTGGAATGTTTTATAATAGGCAATATGAAATTGTCATTACTGATGATATTCCAGTTGTTTTAGGGAATGGGGAAGAAGATATAACAGTATTGAGGTGATATGGATTTTGGGACTTTGGGCAATCTTGGAAGCCTAGTGATGCAAGGCATTGGTTTGACGCAGCAACAAAATGCACAAAATAAGTATTGGGACACGATGCAGCAACTGCAAGAACAAAAGCAAAGTGAAGGCGATGCGCAATACGAAGCAATGGTAAGTTACCTAATGGAGAATGGGACTCCAAGCGGAGGTGGCGGTGGCAGCGCACCATCAAGAAGATATGTGACTCCAGAAATGCTTGGGATATATAAAGATTATATGTCAAAAGCCCAATCTTTATATCAACCAACAATAGATGCTACGAAAACATTAATGCCACAAGCATCTAGTGCGTATGAAAAGGCATTAAGTGGAGCAAGTGGCTTGCTTGGTGAATACATGTCACCAGAGATGCAAAAGAAAATGAATCAAGGATTGCCAGCATCTTCTATCCAATATACATTTAATAATAAGAGATAATACTATGGCGATGACACGACAACAAGCAATGGCGTATTTAGCGTCTCAAGGAAGACTCCCACCAAGCGCTAGTGCGCAGTCTGCATCTGCTGTTGATTTAGCTAGAGCAAGCGCACAGAACCCAAGTTTAGGATGGACAGAATTAGCAGCGCAGGGATTTAATACCTTTGCGAAAAAGCCATCTGCTCAAGACCGTGTAATGGAAGCATGGGCAAATAAGATGGAGAAAGAAGCAGGGATTCGACCGACTCCAAGTAGTTCGGGAGATTGGTCTTCTATGTTTAATAATATCTTTGGAGGAACATCATCAACTCCAAGTGTGTCAGCAACTCCACTTCCATCAACATCTGTTCCTATGATGTCGGCAGCAAATGCTCCAAGTGGGGGAGCTATTTCACTTCCATTCTTATCAAATCTGGGGATGGGAACTGCTGGAGCTACTGGAGCTACTGAAGCGGTAGGGGCAGCGGGTGCTACTGGAACTGCTGGGGCAACATCCGGGCTTAGTGGATTGGGGAGTATGGCGTCAAGTGCTGGGAGTGTGGCTTTACCAGCAGCAGCAGCATTAGCCGCTGGGTATGGATTATATAGAGGCGCTAGGACTGGAATTGATAAATGGAAAGAAGGACAAGGTTCTCAACAACAAGGACTAAATACTCTTATAGGAACTGTTTCTAATCCGCTATCGGGATTAATAGAACCAGTCGTGGGAGGAGGAGGAACTGGGAAAACTGTTAGAAAGATTGTTAATTACCTAAATCCAATGACTGCACCATTGGAACTAGCAAGCGACTTAGGTGTCAATTTTTGGAGTGGAAAACATAAAGACCAAGTGCAAAGAGACAAAATAAGAAAAGAATTAAAAAAGACGAATCTATTAGACGATGCGTATAATGTGACTCTTGCTAATAATCAAAAGTTCGACATTGGGGCAGATGGTAAAACTAAAAATTACAATGTTGATTTCAATAAAACAGGAGCGAGCGATGCAGTAGGTTCTTTAGACCCACTTTCGATTCTCTTAACGGGACAATCTGGAACTAATAAAAAGAAAACAGACCTAACTGGTTATCTAGCAAATGCAGCAATGTCTAGCGGCGATACAAGCGCTAATATCAAAAAGCTATACAACGATGCAGGATACGATTATAATAAAGCATTTAGTGCAATCAATGAAATGCAAAGCGGGGGAAAACTATCAGAGGCGGATGCTAGTGGTGCAAGGTATGCATTAAATAAACTCTATCAAGAAGCAGACTTTAAACAAAAAGGAAAGAAGTAATGGCGTATAACTTTGAAGGAAATTGGAATAAAGAATATCTAAACCCGAACACATCTGCAAACCGTGCGCAAGAGCTGTATAAAACTTACGGCAGTAGATACAACTGGGTACCTCTAGCATCGAGACTAGACCCTAATTTTAACACGACATTAACACCAACTCCAACAACTAAACCTTCAACTATTGCGTCTACTACTACAATTCCAACGCAACCAAAGCCAGCGCAGACCTCGTATAACTTTGAAGGCAACTGGAACAAAGAATACTTGAATCCAAATACAAGCGCACAACGGGCACAGGAATTATATAACACTTATGGGAGTAGGTATAACTGGGTACCATTAGCATCAAGACTCGATCCTAATTTCAACACGACTCTTCCTAAACCTACTCCAGTAGCAACTCCAATAGCAACTCCAGTAGCAGCAACGAAACCAGCAGTAAAAACACCAACGACGGCGCAAGCTTCATATAATTTAGCGAACAATAAAGAAGTTATGCCATTCGTTACGATGGGTTCATCTACGTATCAGAATCTTGCTATTCCTAAATATCAAGACAATACATCGGCAAATCAACAGATGGTTAGCGATGTTGGGAAAGTAGGAAATACTTTATCCTATTTGCCAAGTATCCAAAATGATGCAATTTACAAAAATCAAATGGAGGAAGGACAAAGAGCATTGGGGGCAAAGTTAGCAGCGCAAGGTTTAACTAATTCAGGGGCAGAGTTAGAAGCGAATAGGAGAATGATTTCAGACTTGACATCTCAACAGGCATCAAGAAATCTTGAAATAGCGAAAGCAGACCAAGCAACGCAAGCAGCTTTGGCAGGGCAAAGATTAGGGGCTATGGCAGATTTATATAAGAACGATGTAAATCGATATGCTCAAGATATAGCAGGCACTAACTTAGCGGCAAACATGCAAGCTGACCAATGGAAGCTAAGGGAAATGGAAGCCGACCGTTTGGCGAATATGCAGCAAAACGAATCGTCAAGGTTAACAAACGAAGGAAATACAAATTGGGCAAGAATGATGGATTTATTAGGATTTATGCAAGGGGCAAATCCGCTAGGGTATTCTCAAAACGCTACTGATTCCCTAGCGAAAATCTATGAATCTATGGGTTCGCAAATTCCACAAATGATGCTAGGGATGAAATAACTATGGCAATAACTAAATTTCCAGAAAGCTATGATGCTTATTCGCTACCTACAGATCTAAAAATTCCTGAATGGGTTTTGAAATATGAAGCTCCAATTCAAGCAGTAAGTATGTACGAGCAAGCACAAGATAAAGACCGTCAAAGGCAAGCTCAAGACCTGCAAAGTCTTCTAGGCACCATAAACTTACAAAAAGCTATGGACGCAATGGATACTGGGGCGAAAAGAAAGCAAACAGTAAAAGGGTTAAGCGATTACCTAGCTAGCAATCCGAAAGCATCGTCTTCTGATCTTGCAAGAAAGGGAATAGAGTTAGCGGGAATGTTTGGCGACTATGAGGCGGGTTTTGATTTTTCTAAACAATTCTCCACAGGGACAGATAGAGAAGATAGAGCCAAGTTTGCAATGGAGAAATTAGAAGAATCCAAGCGTCAGTTTGAAGATAGACTTAAGATACAAAAGGATATTTTAGATTGGCGAAAAGATGTGGCGGATGCAAGGGCAGCAAAATCTCCAGAATGGCAACAAGTGACAGCCTTCAACACTACAACCGGGAAACTCCAATTTGTAAATAAGAACGATCGAAAGACTCAACAAGGGTTCGACAACGGAACATTAGTCCCATATGATGATAAAGATAGTTTCGTTAGTCGAATTCTTGACTCTTCTCCTAGTAACCAAGTTCCAGTGAATCATGGGAATGAAAATCGTCGATCCAAGTCATTGGTTGATGACTTACTAGGGTTTTTAGGATTAGGGAGGGAAACAGATGCGGCATCAATTCCAAAGAATTCAACAGGGGGGAAAGTTGTTCGATTAATAAACAAGAACGGGAAGATAGTAGAAATTCCTGAAAAAGAACTGAAAACAATCGGGAAAGGGAGTTAGGCGATGGCAGATACATATATCATTAATGGCGAAGAATACACCTTACTTCCAGATGAAGCTCCAGAGACTCCAGAGGACAAGCAAATAAAATACGCGCAAGATCTTTTGTCACAGGTTATTGTAGATAAAACGCTAGAACTTCCTTGGTATGAGCAATTAAATCGAGATTATAATCCGTTCGCATCTCCTACTCCATTAAGAACCGATAATAGAATGAGTCCTAGCGACTTTGAATATCTTGCTTCTCAATTATTACCAATAGAACAAAAAGAGTCTACCTTAGCAGGGGATTTAAAGCGTGGATACTCATTAGCTGGCACAAGCTTATTAGATAAATACGCAGGCGCGGCAGGGATTCTTGGGGAAGTATCAAAAGCCACTATTGGAGATGTAGGGCTTACAGATTATTCAAATAAACTAAGAAAAGCAACTAATGAATTAAAGCGAAGTAATGCATTTTACGACGGCGAACCGACTGGTGGAATCACAGAACAACTCCCACAGCTAGGGGGAGACTTAGCTTTAACGATAGCAACGGGGGGAAGCTCAGGACTTTTGCCAGCGATGATTAGTTCAGGAAGTTCTATAGCATCTCAAAAGTTTACAGACATCTTAAATAATCCAGAGTTCCAAGGCGACGAAGGTGATGCAGCTAAAACTGCTGTAACGTCAGGGGTTGGGCAAGCCTCATTAAACGCTCTTTCACTAGGCAGTATATCTAAAGGTAAAGTACTTCCATCGATTGGACTAGAAGCGATTACGAACGCGATACAAGGGTTTATAGATAAAGCAATCGACGAGAAAACAACTGATATAACATATTCACCAGAAGATTATAAAAGGGGTTTTGTTGGAGACCTAATACTTGGGGGAACTATTGGAGGCGTTTCTAGCGCGGGGGCGAAGATTGCAGATAAGTTTGCAGGTAAGATTGGAAGTATAAAACCAAAGAAAACAAAATCAATAGAGGAATCCCTAGAAGAGGCGATTCGAGATTTAGAATCTACAATTCAAATTCCAGTAGCAGCAGGTAAATCAAGCACAAACAATCCAGAGATCGAAGAGATAAGAAAGCAAATAATGCGAGAAGTCCAAGAGGACATTAAGGCGAATGCTCCTATCGATATTGAAAATCTTAGTGCGACCTTAGATAGAATACGAGCTAGTGGAACCCCACTTCCAAATGAGTTCTCACCTTGGATAAGAGACGTTTATGATGCAACAACTCCTATTGATTTGCCACCTATAGAAGTAGGAGAAGGTAATATACAGCAAGCTCGTATTGGATATGATAATACTCCACGTCTCGAACAATCAGCTCCACTAAAGGCACTTCCTGATAATAACATTATTTTCGCAGAACCTCCAACTGGGGGGGTGAAAGATGTTATGAGTTTTGAGAAAGGGATGACTCCAGAGAGACTTGCGGAATTAGCGAATCAATACTCCCAAAATCAATCTCCTCGTCATTTAACTCCAGATCAAGAAATTCAATTAATAGAAGAAAGGGTTAGAAGCGCTTATGAGAAACTAGGGATTCCTCAACCTGATAACGTAAAAGCACTTCCCTATCAGAACGTAGCTACTCCAGAAGTATCACCAGAACAAAGAAGTGTTGCCGATTATCTTACTCAGAGGCAACAAGCGATCGCAGATCCTACAAGCTTTTCAGTAGAAGGGAATCGAGATAGATTAATAGAGCAATACCTACAGAACCAGTCTTCACGTGTCCCTAGGGAAACAGAACGTAATTTACGGAATCTCTACGCAGATCAATTAATAAATTTTGATGAATCATCCTTACCTCCTAGAGACATCGAGCTATATAGGGATTTATTAGAGAATAGAAACTTTTCTAATAGAATTGGGAATTATCCCAAAATAGCGGTACCTCCAATTACCAATACGGAATATCTACGAGACCGACTTCTTAGTGGAGAAGCAAGGAAGAGAATACAAGAGATATTGAGAGAGTCCGAACGCCTTTCGACTCCACCAATAAAGACCCCAATCCAAAAATCATTTAGAGACTCTTTTTCTGAATCTACTGAGACGAAAGGAAGGGTAATTAAAAAAAAAAATAGCGAAAGAGGTTCTTTAGATTTATCTCCACTTATTAAGCCGATAGAGGAAGCTAAACAAAAAATAGCAAGCCTATTTGAAAAACCTGTGGGCGAGGAAGTCCGACGACCTGAGATTGATAATATCTTTAGAGGATTACCATTACTGCAACAGAAAGTTTCTAAATTTAGTGCAATCGCTAAAAATTACGGGGATTTACCGGGAGCAAAAGGACTCAATACAACCGAAGCAGCCAAGAATGATTTAATAGCAGAAAGGGCGCAAGTTGTATTTGATGCTCAGAAAAATTTAGAAGATTTTTATAGACTAGATTCTAAAGAAAAAGAACGCGTTGCAAAGTATGCTAGCGAAATACGGAGATTAGACGATTCCAGAAAACAAGCAGCTCAATTGAAGCTAGATAAGTTTGACGCAGAAAATCCAGAGCTAACACCAGCATTAGAGCAGCAACGTAAGGAAATTATCAACTCTGCTACTTTGAATCTCAATCAAGAGATTATGAAAAAAGCAGGACTTTCAGACCGTGAATCAACTGCTTTAATGAAAGTATTTGATTGGACTTATGCAGAAGCTCCTAAACTTATGCAAAAAGCTAAAGTATTTGAGCTACTACGAAATCGCGGGATACGAGAGCCAAGCCAAGCCATTTATGGTAGAGCAGCTAGCGGCGATGCTGAGGCAATAAAACAGATAGATTTATTCAATAGGGGAGCAGAGAAAGCAGCTATTGACGCAGCTAGTTTCACGTCGGATATAAAAGATTGGAATGGGGTTAGACAATGGTTCGTTCCTTTCTCTAGGGAAGGTGAAAAGTTTGTTCAGACATTAGATAGTAATGGGAATCAGACAGGATTCTACCTAGCAACAAAAAAGAACCTAGCTGCACTAACTAAAAAGTTACAATCCGAAGGGCATACAGTGCGGTATGGCGACCTACGCAAAACTCAATCAGCAGCGTATGACTATTTACCATTCTCTGTTTCTAAGAAGTATAGCGGAGATGGCAGTGGGTTATCAAGTGAACTCGATCCAATCGGGTTTTCAGAACATCTAACGAAAGCAAATTTAACTATTGGAGAAGATGCTGATTTAGCTAGAGCATTAGGCAAATATATAGAGCAACTTTCTAACTACACTGCTAGTTCAAAAGCTAAATATAATTTCGATAAAGCACTAGAAGAAACCGATACAAAATCTCCATTATATACTTTTCTAAGAAAAGAACATGATTCGGTTTTAGCCAATACGGGATTCTCTACTCAATTTTCAAAAATTGGGACATTGATGTATCTATCAGGAAAAACAAGCGCAGTTGTTTTGAACATGACACAACCTCTTAGAACGACATTCCCACGTGTAGGAACAGGGACATTTATTAAAGCTGGCAATCTTTTGAGGAAGTATAAATTTAGCGATACTGCTGAATTTGCAAAACAAAATCCACAACTTAATGCTATTTTATTAGACTTACAAAGAAATGGGGAACTAGCATCTTCTATTTCTGAGGCTATGGACAGCCACAACGCTTTATATTCATCTCCAGTAGAGAGAATCACCAACGCTGGAATGGCAGGATTCGATATGGTAGAAACGTTTAACCGCCAACACGCAGCGATTGCAGGATACTTAGATGCACAGAAAAAAAAGATTCCTCCTAGTGATATTTATTCTTATGTTCGCGACTTCGTACGAGATACCCAATTTTCTAACAAGAGAGAATTAGCACCACAAGCATTCCGAGGTGGGCAAGGAACTGCAAGCGAATTAATCCGTAGTGCGTATCTATTTAAGAGCTTTGGAGATGACTATTTAAGATTCTTAAAGAATAATCTGAAGAGAGGAGACTATGGCGCAGCAGCTAAAAGTCTCGGCATCTCTATTGCTCTATCGGGTATGGTAGGAGTTCCTTTTGCTAACTATATCATAAAAGGATTAGAGACAGCAGGGTACGATCCTAAAAAAGATTTTAGAGAGTTTGTAGACAACTTAACCGACAAGGACGGGGCGCCTAATGAACTAGTCGCGGATATGATGAAAAGATTACCAGATGCTGCAATTTATGGAATTCCTAACCTATTCGGATGGAATATATCAGGTTCGACAAACGTGAACGCAGCTTTACCCAATGTGGATGCGAATGTAGAATCTGGGATATTAAATTACCTACTAGGAATTCCATATGATTTAGCATTCAATCGACCAAGAAAGTTACTAGATGCGATTGATAAAGGAGACATGTTTAGAGCAGCGGAAGCAGTTTTACCTGATGCTATAAGGAAACCGTTTTCAGCAATTCGGGAATATACGCAAGGGTTAAAGAATCCTGATGGGACACCTGTAGGGTATCCAGACCAAGAACCCGGCAAGCTACCTCATGCATATCAACCAAGTATCACGGAAACTATAGGGCGAGGATTAGGCTTTTACCCAACGGAATACTCAAAGCGATATGAAGCTCAGCAAACAATAAAAACTCAATTAAGTAGAGCTAGAGAAAACGATGATATAAATAATAGGCTTGCTCGTGTCCTATCTGATATTGTCGATGGGAAAGCTACCAAAGAGGACTTTAAAAATATGATGGTAGACTATATAAAGAAAGATAATAAAAAAGAACCTCAATATAGAAATCCTATAAANNNNTTGCTCGTGTCCTATCTGATATTGTCGATGGGAAAGCTACCAAAGAGGACTTTAAAAATATGATGGTAGACTATATAAAGAAAGATAATAAAAAAGAACCTCAATATAGAAATCCTATAAATGAAGCAGCGATAGAAGCATCGTTTATGAAGCAACGGGGGATACCTCCTATTCCAAAGAAAATGAGAAAAGAATTTAAAGAAACTATAGATAGCTATGCAAACCAATAGAATAGTAAAAGCTCCATTCCCATATTTTGGTGGGAAATCTAGGATAGCTGAAAAAGTTTGGGAATATTTCGGTAAAGATATAAAGCATTACATAGAACCTTTCTTTGGAAGTGGCGCAGCGCTCTTAGCAAAACCTCCCGAACTAAGAGACGTTCTAGTTACGGTTAATGACGCATCGGCATTCGTATGTAATTTTTGGAGAGCGATAAAACAAGCACCGGAAGATGTAGCAACCCATGCTTATTATCCTATGAGTGAAATTGATTTGTTTGCTAGACAGAATTGGCTAGTGGAACAAAAAGAAAATCTTATCAATAAACTATTAGAAAATCCAAACTATTATGATGCTAAAATTGCTGGTTGGTGGGTATGGGGGATGTGCAGTTGGCTAGGTAGCAGGTTTTGCGAGAAGCTGATAAAGCGGAATCCTGAATCTCCTATGAAAATTCAGCGTAAAATAAATTTATCTAGAATAGGGGATGGGATTTTAGGGGCTTCTGTAGCAAATCCATTTCTTGGAAAGTTAGAGATTACCAATGGAGAAAATAACATAGAAGACGATCGAGAGGATAGATTATTACGATGGTTTGGGATACTATCTAATGTGTTCAGACATGCAAGAATTTGCTATGGAGATTTTGAGAGAGTTTTGGAGCCTTGTATTTTATCTAGTCGAAAATGCACAGGCGACACGGTAGCAATTTTTCTAGATCCTCCATATCTTGGGCAATATCGGAAGCGGGCTCTCTACGAAGTAGATAGTATGGATGTTGCAAAAAGGGTTGAAAAATGGTGCAAAGAACATCAAGATGATAAGCGATTACGCATTGCGCTTTGTGGGTATGAAGGTGATTACGATTTACCAAATTGGGATATTATAGAATGGAAAGGACGGGGCATATCCAGAAGCCAAAATAACGAGAAGGAGAGAATATGGTGCAACAGATCGTCCAATCTTTGATTTCAAAGAAAGAAGCAATTAGCTTAATAAGAAAAATAATCCCAATCAAGTCATGTGGAGGAGAGAAGAGAGAAGATTATTGGTTAGAACTTCATATCGCATGGGAAAAAGCAATTTACGAAATGACGGTTGAAGACATGAAAGCCCACGTAAAAGATCCTTATCTATTATGGGATGATAAAGTCTTGGAAATAGCAAGATATACCCTGCCAGCATATCTATATAGAACGACGGGCAAAGATGATATTATTAAATTATATCATGCGATTGAAAATTATACCGATGGGAAAATGGAGAAAGTAAGAAAATGTTTATAAATAAAGTTATTAGAATATTAATAATCTGTGTATTTCTAACTTCTTGCGGAAAAGGCGATAGGCATTATGTAGAGAATACTACGAGCATCAACTGCAATGCGAATGTACACACATCTATAATTCCTCTTAAGGAATATCAAGAAACCATAGATATGTTGGACGATGCGGGAGCAGAGATCTTATCTCAACAAGAACTCCCAAATAAAAAAATTGAGATTACTTATGCAATTGAACAATGTAACGGGAACGGGAACATTGACGAATCGCATAACGAATATAACAAGGACTCTTATGAGCGTAAATAAAGTTTTGTTGTTAGGGAATTTAGGGAGAGATCCAGAGCTAAAAGAAACAGCAACAGGCATGAATGTTTGTCATTTCTCTATAGCCACAACAGAAAAGAAAGGTGGCGTTAAACAAACAGAATGGCATAATATTGTAGTTTGGGATAAACAAGCACAGAATTGTGCAAAATACCTAACAAAAGGTAGCAAGGTATTTGTAGAAGGTAAAATTCAAACTAGGAAATGGGAAGGCAAAGACGGGATTACTAAATATAAGACTGAGATTATAGCTCAGAATGTGCAATTTGAAAGTGAAAAGAAAGTAGACGAAAGCAACGAGATTGAAAACTCTGAAACAGAAACTCATAATGGAATTATTTTTAGGAATCTGCCTACTCCACAAGACGCTGCACAGGCTAAAGCAAACTTGTATGATGTAGGTTCTATTGACTTAGACGATTGTCCTTTTTAATTGTATTATGAGTAAGATTTTAGTATCTAATGGTGGTTTTGTAGAGCTAATCGAGACAATGGGAACAGATAAATCCATTGTCGAAGCAGCTAGAGTCTCTTTCGATAGAGACCGTAGTGACACTTTTTCTTTTGACGATAAAGATTATAAGTTATTAAAATACTTAATGCGCATATCTCTTTCGATAGAGACCGTAGTGACACTTTTTCTTTTGACGATAAAGATTATAAGTTATTAAAATACTTAATGCAGCATAAGCACACAACTCCATTTGAGATGTGCGAAATGAAATTCCACGTCAAAGCTCCAATCTTTATTGCTAGGCAGTGGATGCGACATAGAACAGCGTCTATTAATGAATTGAGTGGAAGGTATTCGGAAATGACCGAAGATTACTTTATCCTAAAAATAGAAGACTTAACAGCTCAGAGTCTTACTAGGAAGCAATGCGGGACTAACTCTATAGTTGGGACTCAGGAATTAGTCGATGAATACCGAGAATGCGTTAGCAGGTGTCATGAGCTATATAAGAAGATGTTAGATACTGGCATTAGAAAAGAAATTGCTAGAACTATTTTGCCAACTTCACTTTTTACTCGTTGGTACTGGAAAATAGATTTACATAATTTGCTCCATTTCTTAAATTTAAGATTAGGTGATGATGCTCAAAAAGAAATGAGAGAATATGCAACTGCAATTTCAAAGTTGGTCTTAGAAAAATATCCGTTTACTTGGGAAGTCTTTCAGGAATTACGCTATGAAAGAAGTGCCTAAACATTACGATATGGCTATACAACCAATTGATTTTATAGTTGCAAACCAAATACCTTTTATCGAAGGAAACGTTATAAAATACGTTTGTCGTTGGCGAGAGAAGGGGGGGTTGCAAGATCTTAAAAAAGCAATTAGCTATCTTGAATATTTAGTCGATGGATATGAGCGAAAGCAAATCAAAGAATAGTAGAATCACGGGAAAGGATGCGTTTTTATTCGTGCTAGATCTATTATATGAAGCTGAAATAAGCTATAAAGAAAGTGGATTTTACAAAGAAGCGAATATGATAGCGCTAGTGCGAGCAGAACTAGAAAAAGAAGTGTTGGGGGGATATGCGCATTGATAATCTAAAATGTGGCAGATTTAACTTTTGAAGATGCTATCGAAAGAAATAGATTTATTAGGATTTGCCATAAGCTAGGACTAAACGGTATCGGATTTTACCCTAAGCACATTCATGTTGATTTACGTAAAGAAATCGCGAATTGGGATAAGTTATGATTTACAGAAGTACTTATATCAGTCAAATTGAAAGTCTTATCCAGAACTTATCTAAAGACCAAATCAAACTATTATCTAATGGAGTAGGTTCTAATAAGCCTGTCTTGCGATGGTTCAAACCTCCAGTGTGGATATGTCAAACCTTTGCAGAAGCAGCTAAGTTTCATGATGTAGCTTATTGGATAGGTGGATTAGAAAGTGAAAGACGAGTAGTCGATCATTATTTTGATTTGCTATGCTTTGATTTAACTGAAAACTTAGGATTCTTTTCTAAGCTCTATGCTCTTTTTTGGTTATTAATAGACTCTTATGTTTTGAAAATCTTTGGGGCAGTATCTTTTAGATACAGGGCAGAGCCTTGTTTTGATATCGAAATCTTGACAAAAGAAACAAAGAATGACAAATGATGAACGTCTAAATGGCTTATCGATAAAGCTAAAAACACTCACATGGGGAAGTGTAGCCAGCTTAGTTATGTGTATCATATTTGCTGCAACTTGGTATCAAAAAGTTGAAACAGCTTTGCAAGAAAAAACAGATGATAGATACAGAGCTAGAGACGCTAAAGCAGACTTTGCAATAAGAGATGTTCGACTAGATGCAATAGAGCGGCAGATCAGCGAAAGTTACGCTAGACTAAAAGAGATTTCAGCAGATTTGAAAGAGTTGCGGAGCGACATTCAGAGAATGGTATTAGCATTTCCGCACCAGAAAGAAAACAAGTGTCAAAAGTAATATGGGATGCAAAAAATTAAAGATAAACCACACACACTTCTACTCACCATTATCCTCATCTTAGAGTTTTGCATCCCTTTTTTTGCTTATGCAGATAGCAAGCGTATTTATTGGGCAACATATAGAGTAACTGTAGCAGATCATCCAACTTGGGATACTGGATGTTGGGATGGGGTTGTCTTAGATCCGGATGGATATTGGTTAGTGGATGTTATTAAACCAACTCTCTTATCTGTCTCTGATTTCGATAGAGCAGTAGCAAACCTAAATTCTCTTAATCCAACATACGCAAAATCAAACTGGATAATCCTAAATATGAGCGCTAACTCTATGAGTGTTAGCGATATGGATTGGTTTGATGACACAAATTGGGCAACAGCAATCGAAAACGTAAAGCAATTTGCAAGACTAGCAAACACTCCATTTGTCGATATGATTGTTATCGACCAAGAACATTATGCAGGCAAGCTTTTTGAGTATGATTCAATGCCACTTAAAGGTTCTAAAACTATTGAGCAATACAGAGCACAGGCAAAATTGCGAGCAGAGCAAATCATAAATGCGATTGAGAGCGTAGCAATTAGTCCAAAGATAGGTTGGGTATTTGATCATGCTGATAGCCAAGGTGGCTATGTCTCGACAGATGATTATGATCTCCTGTCTGGATTTATCAATGGAATCATAAGCGCAGCCAATCCGACAACTAAATTGCATAGCCTAAACGAACGAGCCTACTTGACTTCTATCCGGACATATCCATTGATTAGATCTGAGACTATTTTTACTTTTCCACTTCTCTTCGCAGATGATGCGACTGCTTATGAAGATAGAGTTCAGGTAAGTTTTGGGACTTTATCAGATAATTATCCATCTCTAACTGTGAGAACGGAAGCAGAATTAACGAACCATAGCACAACGCGTATCAATAGTGGCACTAATTACGTATGGTTCTATCGGAACATAGGCACAAGTGCGCATACCACAGAACTAGAAAACGCAGTTTGTAATATTAAAAAATATCAACACACAATGACAACTACAACGAGAGGATTCAAATGAAAAAATGGTGTTTACTTTTATCTTTCTTTTTAGCAACTAATGCATTTGCCGCGACCAAAAATGCATATGTCAATACGGATTGCGCTTACGATGGAGACGGGACAGCGTCTACTTGTGCAGCTTCGGCAGGAGCAGCAGGAGCATATAGCTCGATGGATAACGCAGCGACTGGAGAGCATACCGCTAATGCCGATTTAGTTACAGCAACCACGGATTTGTGGGTTTGGCTAGAAGGAACGACTGTTGATGTAGTAACTACCAAATGGGATAACTTTGTTACAGACGCAACGTATCAACTCCACTTAAGTGTCTCTCCAACTAAGCACCATACCGGGACTTTTTCAACGTCTCGGTATCGTATTACGACTACGAATGGGTATGCTTTAAGCTTTTGTGCTCAGTATGGTAGCATTAGTTGGCTCCAAGTCTATTCAACCTGTTCGTCTAATAATTGCGGGGGAATTACTGTCAATGGTTCTCTATGCACGACTGATATTTCTGATGGAGTAATCGCGATTACAGATAATCTAATCCTAAACATGGGCACAAACGCAACGAATACAGCGGCTGGTATCCGTATTGAAGGTGGAGCACATAGTTTAAGTAAAGTAGTCGTATCTCGAAATATTTTATACGAAAAAACATTATCAAGTAACGTAAATACAGTCTATTTAAAAGTAAAAACAGATGGAACAATAGGCGTGTATTCAAACACTATCTATGGTGGCAATAATGGCATTTACTTTAATAATGCTGGCTCCACCGAAACTTGCAATATGTATAATAATTTAATGTATGAGCAAGGTAATAAGAGCTTCCAGCAAGCGGCAACATGTGGAACTGCTTTTAATCATTCTAACAACCTTTCGGATGATGCTAACTCGCCAGACGTTGGCTTAAGAAGCAAAACTATTGTATTCGCATCGACTATCTTACCAGATCTGCATTTAAGATTAAGTGATACCGATGCAATTGGTGCTGGTATTGATAAATCTACAGATGCTGATTTCAAATTACCAGGTAATGCTACTTATTTGTACGATGTTGATTTGCAAACTAGAGATTCAACTCCAGACATTGGGGCAGATGAACTTTGGACTTTGACTACTGCAAATGTTTCGTCTGGTAGTTTTTTTAGACAGAAAGGAACAGCTTCTTACTTACAATTTCCAGTCGTGGATGGTAATAACCGTCCTTTTAGCGGGCTTACAGACGTTGTTTGCAGGCTTTGTTTCTATTCTGATGTAAGTGGTATCTCATCTTGCGATAATAGTTATTATAGTATTCCAGAGTCCATTAATGCAGGTAATTATACATTGCGACTATTAGCACTTGAGCTAACTTCAGACTATGTCTATGCAACCTGCTACAGCAACTCTAATCCAAACGTAATTCCGCAAACTTTTGAAATAAATACTATATCGGATATAAGAACGTCGCGCGGATTGTTACAATCTGCAACGGCGTCAACTGCAAGACTTGCAGCAAGTGAAACTTTTGCTAATAACTCAATTAATAAATCTTCTTTATGCATAGTAAGTGGGACTGGAATGGGACAATGCAGAGAAATTATAAACTATGTTGCATCGACAACTACAGCGACTATTTACCCAAGTTGGACAATCACACCAGATGCGACTAGCTCATATAGCATAAACTATGCAAGTAGCTTGATTAACCCTAATCTGACTCAGGTAAGAAACTAATGAATAAAAAAATAATAACTTGTATTGCCTATCTTCTTTGTGTTCCTTTATTGCAAGCTGATGTTGTCTCTCGGCGATTATCTTTAATGGCTGCAACAGGACAAACAACGTCAACTAACGGCGCAATTACAACCTTTGCAGAACCGAAACCAACGCCTATCATATCTAAAATAATATGTAGTGCAACAGCAGCAAATGTTTCTGGGACATTGCCAACTTTGGACATTAAAATACAAAATTGTAGGGATGCTACAGCTAGCAATTGCGATGATATTTGTACTTTTACTCAATGCAGTTCATCCGCTACGACATGCTGGACAGACGGAACACAGAGTATCGACCTAGTAACTGGTAATTTCTTTCCTTATTTTAGAGCAGTTACGACTGTTGGTGGAACGTTGCCAAACTTTAATGTCTCAGTAGATATTTACTACTAAAATGCTAATTACCGCAAATTTTGGGACAACCCATACAGGAGCATCGATTTACTATACAATTTATAAAGTAGATATTTACTACTAAAATGCTAATTACCGCAAATTTTGGGACAACCCATACAGGAGCATCGATTTACTATACAATTTATAATTCTGATGGGACTACCTACCAAGCAAGGACAACCACAGGAGTCACAGAACTAGTCGCTGGTAGTGGTTTGTATGGTGTCGTAGTCCCTAACCCCACTTTAATTGGCAAGACGGTTGTATGGGATAAGGACACAACGTCTATATGTTTAGCAGAAACCTTTTATCCAGATTTTAACGAGCTAATCCAGATTGCAAGGTTTCTCAAGGTTTGGGTTGATTGGATACGCAGCAAGCTATGACTCCTCTGCAAGCCTATGTGCGAGCCAACGATCGCAAGCATAAGATGCTAAATGCATAGCATCCGATCTGCCATGATGCTTTTTTAGTGTAAGAAATTTTTCAGCTTGTAAGAACTTTTTCTTTGCTAGCTCTATGCTTTTTTCTTTCCTTTTTGGCAATGGCATGTTTGAAGGAATGACATTATGCATCCATTTTCTAGGAGTTACTAGCTGATATTTAATCCTAGCAAATTCGAGGATAGCAAGAACCGCACCGAAACTTTTACCAAAGCTAAACATCGATGTCACTCCCTGTCCTGGCATCGCATGGACAGACTCTACGACTGCTAGCTCTATTTTTGTTTTACAAATTAGGCGGAAGTTATCCGCTGTTACTTTTTCGATCGGGAATTTAGCTTCCTTATGGTCATAGACGGAAACTATAACCTTATTTCCCGCCCATGTTTGGTAAGCCAGCAAGACTGTAGAACCAGAAACCCCCGGATCTACCCCTAAAAAATATTTAATATAGCTCATAGAAATTTCCTTTTATCCTAATATCTTATATAACTATTTATGCAACTAGCGGAATGCTAGTCACATAAACAACTACAAAATTTCCTCAATAGCCGCTTGGCTAACATGCCGAACCAATCTTTCAGCATACGCATCTCCACCATTGTAGCATTTCCCAGTGCGCCTAACACGGTCTAATTTGTTGCTACCTCTAGCATCTTTCCAACATCGTTCTAAGATGCTCATTCCGATATGCACACAGGTTTCCGGGTCTAACAACTCACTCCAATCATTTAGTTTAAACGATTTAACGTGGGGTGCCATGACCTGAAATGGACACCAACTGCTCGCCCACATCCTTTGCTCGTCTTGGTTATTCGTAATTTTAGCAGCTCTGTTCATGTAGCTCTGTTCAAATCGAGTCAATGACATCCTGCCAGACCTAGAGCCATCCTCTTGTAGCAAAACTCCATCAACTAGAATCCTAGGAAGAGTTGACGTTTTTAGTCGTTCAGCTAACGCTTGCTCAAATGTAACCTTTTCTTTTTCAACCTCCTTTGTTTTTATTTTTGTAATTGTTTTTGTAGGCACTTTTAGATTAAGTGCCTTTAGCGTTTTCTCTGCTCCAACTTCGTCGTAAATAACACCAAATAAACCACAGGCAACCACTATTCCAGTAACCGAATAAAACCAAATTTTAACCTTACTCATACAAGTCCTGTCATTGTTAGGTCAACCCCTTTAGCTATAAGAGAATCAAGATTTTCTCTTATAATCCGCTCTTTTATACCAGCACGTAGGCGATGCGGACTTAATTTTAGATGATGACATAAATTTTTGAAGCTGTTAATATCTTTTCCCTCATCCCAAATAAAATCTATAGCATTTTGGAGAGTGACTTTAGAAGCCTTTCTGAAAAAAATATCATCAACCGCCCGGATGACAACAGCCGCTGCCAGCTCTGCCTCCCCGTCGCGGGGATTTATCCACAAATTTACTCGTCTTACTTCCGGGTCTAAATCTTCCAACCCAAATAAGAGACTGGAATCTTCGTTGCTAATAGCTCTCATTGTGAAAACTCCTATCGAAACCATGCATTTCAACTTTCTCCTGCATTGGCAATGGAAGCGATTCGTTTTGAATCCTGTCTTCTCTCATCATTCTTATCGTAAAATACATTACTCCTCCTATTAATGATAAAACGAGAATACGACATAGGAAGAAAAATGATGTGAAAAATAAAGTTTTGTAGATAAAAGTAAACTCTTCTTTGTTGATATTTCTCATGGCAAAAACCTCCACAAATTAAACCTAGAAATGACTGCATCTCGTTCTTGAATGCTCATCCTTCCTAATGCTCTTTCTATTCCTTCTCTTGCCATCTCTAACCGACGATAATCATTCGCATTTCTAACCTTATTTATAGAATCGAAATGAGCTAACCAATTCTGTAGAATTTCTATATTGGAAGCCTTATCATTGTACATAAGAACCTCCATCATTTAGCATTTTTTCAAATGCTTCTCTGTCTCCAACTGTCAAGCCATCCAAGCTAGCATCATCAGACATTTTTTGCAGTTCAGCATCGACACATTCGCTCTGTCCTATCGAGATAGAAGCAGAGCAGGAACATAATAAAAACAACATCCCTAGAAGTAGACCAATTCCTACTCCTAGAGCAAATTTAGCAGACAATCTTAAATCATCTGCTTGTTTTTGTTCGTCTCGTAACCATTCGTTACGAGATTCTGTTGCAAAATCTCGTCTCATAAAAATCTCCTAAAAAAAGTTAAGACACCACAGCCAAACGGAAGACAAACGATGCCGCGTCTATCTCAGCTTGGGAATACTCATGCCTATCGGTGAGGCGTGGTAACCCGCTTGGACGCAATATCACTATCGCGTCGCCCTTGCTTAACGACACCTTTGGAGGCGTCGCTGGCACATCCAAAGCTACACCGAAACGCTCCTTTATAGCGTTCAAGGTAGCCACATGGGACGGATTACAACAGCTTATGTAATCTCGTCCCATTAACTCAACTATTTCCAACATCGAGACATTGGAGAAAGTAACGCTGTCGCCGTCAGCAACCATTGAATCGCTGAAAGCAAATCCTACGTATACACTCATAAAATCCTCACTCACACCCACACATTTTTATCTTCTCTTGCAACTGCAAAAGAAGTGCTTCATTTTGAATCCTGCCTTCTCTTATCATCAGACACCCGACTAATAAGAGAAAGAGAATTCCACTTAATACTACAACATCATTCTTGCTCATATTCATATTCCTCAAAAGGAACATCAACATGATGCTTCTTTGGATACCCTCTATACTTGCAGTATCCAAAATCTAATAAGCAGGCTATCACGAAAGCCACTCCTAGCCAAGAAAAAAATTGTATCCAAAAATTATTTCTCATCTTCAACCTCCCTATCTATTATGACTATATCCTCATCTGGAGTATAAACGCTCTGTCTGGAGTATAAACGCTCTGTAAACCTGTTTTGCAACGGAGACCTAGTAGAAGAAGTAGTGGAAGAAGTCTCTTGCATTTCCTCTGGAACATAAACGCTTTGACCGAAAGCATCGATGCAAAACCATCGACAACCATTCGACATCGCTCGCGATCTTAGCATATTACGGATGTACTTTTTATACATATCGCTATAAATTCCAGCAGCTTTAGCATCCGCAATCGAAAAATCGCTAACTCCTACAACCTCATTATTTTTGTAAAAAACAATACCGCAAGAAACTACATTTCCAGCATCATCTTTTACAAATTCCATTGTGGTTTTATATCCTTTTTGGGATATAATTAACGCCATTAGATCTGCACTCATGCAGATCTTCCCACGGATTACATGTAACATTGACATCGATTGAAATGGCTTTAATCCCATTTCATTCCCTGCCATAATTTTTACGCATGCTTTAGCGATCGCCGAATCTTTCGCTGAATCCGATATATCACCAAAGAATCCAGATACGACAAAGATCTTTGCAGTTCTTTGCAGCTCAGAAAGAGAGTCAATCTTCTCTGCTCTCTTGGCTATGTCATCATTTATCCTAGCTATTTCATCGTTCATTTTTGTTATCTCCTATATGAGTTTCGATAATTTTCATTTTCCTTACTACAAAAGCCGAGATTTCTGTAATTTCAGCTTTTATTTGTTCATTTGTTTCAGTCCTTTGCAAGATATAACACTGTGAAAACAACTGAAACAATGTTTTATTCAGCTCTTTTAATAAAAAGTAATCTTTCATCTCAATCTCCTTTTTTAGTCATAGCATCATTAATTTCTGCTATTTTTTTGCTAGCAAAAATATACAGCTCAACTAATAAAGCTGGCAATTCTGTCCCGTCTACCAATTTTACTAGTCGAAACGCGTCTGATGACGATTTAAGCACGTCTTCCAACGCGCCAACCACCGCGTCTATACTAGATAGAAATTCATCATCTTCTTTCGTCATTATTAACCTCCCTATTTTGATATGCCCATTTTGGCATATCAATGATTTCAATAGACTCACTAACCCCCGGCCAAATGTCAGTCTCCAAACACTGTATCAGCAAGTCTAAATTTCGCTCATTAGTTTCGCGTCCTAACTCTATCGCATTTTGCGATAGTTCGTAAACCGCTACCTCGTATGGAGGATTAGTTTCCACCACGACAAAGCAGAAAGAATCAACATCAAGACCGCATCTCCTACATGCCTCAAGATAAAATTCGGCTTGGCAATGATAGCTATAATTAAATATAGCTTTTGAGAATTCGGATGCTGAGACATCCGATGTTGTTTTTAAATCCCAAACCGTGCCATGGTCTGCACAAATAGCGTCTGGTTTGGCTTTGCATTGTAAGCCACGACGTTCAAATTCCATCGCACCTTCGATGGAAGTAGTCTTACAGAGTAGGCTTTGTGCCATTTTGTGGCTATTTAGGCTCGCAACAGCCTTCGAAGCCGATTCGTAAACATCTCGCTTTATAAGATGCTTGCCAGCGTGCGCATCTCTGACTTTGTCTGTGATTCTTTCGTCTACGACGGCAAATTGGTCGTCAAAAGACAACCCTGCTGCTGGCAGGTATAAAGAATGAATCAGAGAACCAAACATCATGCTCGATGTTGGTTCTTTAGGATTTTCCAGCATATACTTATAATACGCTGGTGATTTGCTCATATTCTTGAGCGTCGAATATGATACTTTTTTAATCTGATAATAATCCATATCTTAATCTCCTTTGTTTATTATTAACTTCTACTACTCAAATTCTACCACGCTTCTTATTTTCCGTGCAAGGTTTTTTTTCGCTTATTTTTTTGTAAGCTAATTTACACCATTCCTTAGCGGTTTCTTGGTCGCAATAGTCTATCTCTTTACTTTCGATTAGTTTATACTCTGGTCGACTAGGTTTTGTTTTCGCTTTCATTGCATCCAATTCCACTAGTATTTTACCCGGTGGACATGGGAACCCACTCGCATTTTTGCGTTCAGCAGCTAAAAAAGCAGCATGAACCTGCTCAACTTCCTCATTTTCAAAATGAATAAAGTACCCGACTATTAAATCATTATCGATCACAGTATTTGGGTATGCCGCCAAGTGTAATTTTAACATCTTGCGCATGCTTTCAAGATTTAAAGTATTCTTTTGCATCGAATTTTCCTCCTTTTATTTCGTTAAATTCCTTATCTTCTTGCTCTAACTTTTTCTTTTTTTTGTCGTAAATAGTTACGACATTATAAGATTTCCGCTTGAATTCTATCACATTTTTTAAACCCCAATCCAAAATCCGCGTTATATGCATGCTAGATTTTGCTAGCTGTTGTGGATTCTTAACAAACCAATCGTCAACAGATCTAACTACTCGCATTCTCTCTTCTTTTGTCAGGTTTAATTCATCAAATTTTGATTTGATTTTTTGCAGTTCTGCAAGAGACAAATGGATATGATTAAAACTTGGTATTAAAGATCTCGCATTACCTTGCGAATCCGGTTCTTTGTATTTCAAGGTAGCAATGATTTTTGTTTTGATTTGTGGACGTAGGACATCCAGAATATTTGATATTTCAGAGTCTGTAAGAGACTCTTTTTTGAGCAGCAATTTGATGTGATCATTGCTCTCATACTGCCAGCATAGAGCAATTAGAAGACCGCCTTTCTCTCGTAAAGAAAGGTTTTGAAACCTTATGGTGTTAAACAACGTTTTATTAACGTTCATAAATCCCTCAAAGTTTAATATTAAATTGCTTAAACTTCAAGCAACGTTAAAAAAAATGTTGTAGAGATTGTATGCAAAATCATGATTAAGAAGATGCATACTTTCTCTACAACAAAAATGATTTAGGCTCGAAATCTACACTCCGCCTAGATCTAAGTTTACCTCAGTCTATTAAGTTTTGTCAATCAACTTTTTTGTTTTAGGTGTAATAAAAAAAAGTAGTTAGAAAAAGTTAGAGCAAGAAGATAAGGAATTTAACGAAATAAAAGGAGGAAAATTCGATGCAAAAGAATACTTTAAATCTTGAAAGCATG